GGAACGCCAAAAAACTTAATTATTAATGTTTATGGGGGTGTGGGTACGAACACTACAATTGAGAATAAAAACAATTTAAAATTATCTACTGAAGAAGTTGGTATGAAGTGGCTTGAATTAATTAACGATGCTTACACAGGAATGGTATAATGAATGAAACAAATAGAATAGTACCAGTAGCAGTTTTAGCAGGTTCAACAGCCGCTCAAATAGTCATATCTCATTCTTTACAAAATTTAAGAAGGTCATTTTTTAAAGTACCTGATAAATTAGGGATTAATGATGAAGCAGATATTATATTAGATGGGCAAACAAGTAATTATTTATTTTCTAAACAAGTATTTGATACGGTAACTTTTTGCGGTGCAGGTGGTGGCGACTTATCGTACTTTGATTTAACTACGCAACAAGTTGTTACAGTTCCAAAAATGCAATTGCCAATTGCCATTATTTCAGTACGCAAAATAAACAGAATTGTAAAAAGTGATATTGCTGGAAGAAATGGAAGCGTAAAGCAATATATAGCCTTACAAGATTATGACATAACAATTAAAGGGTTATTTAATACTGGAATTATAGATACTTTCCCAAAAGCAGCAATGAAACAACTGCAATCTATTACAAGTTGTACAACTGAAGTAAAAGTACAAAGCAATTTTTTATCTTTATTTGGCATTAATTATATTGTATTTGAAGAGTGCGAATTTAACCAAGAAGAAGATAAAGGAAGAGATGAGCAATCATTTACCCTTAATTGTGTAAGTGATACGCCATTTGTAATTAAAGTAAATAACCAAGGCGCATCGACATCTAATATAGACACGTTTAACGGTACTGTTAGCGCAGCGCCAGCCCCAACAATTGTATAATGTTTTTACCCTTACGAAAAATAACATTTACCAGATATAATGCTGATAATAGCATTAATCAAAATTTCACTTATGATTATGTATGTGATATTGAAATAAGTAAAAGCTATTTAACGCTAACAAATACGTGCAAAATAGTAATACCACGTAAACTTATATATCAAAGCGGAGCGCCTATAAACCCGACAAGTGAGTACAAAGATTATGTTCAATTGCCAGACTTAGGAAACGAAATAAAGCCACAAAACGGATATGTAGTAGGTGCGGACGCTATGTTTAGACGTGGCGATTCTGTTAAAATTGAAATAGGTTTTTACCCTAATATGCAAACAAGGTTTGTCGGTTATATATCAAAAGTACATTCATCTTTACCCATAACAATTGATTGTGAAGATAGTATGTGGCTCTTAAAGCAAACAAACGTAATCTTTCCCGACCCTTCAACTTGGCAAAAGAAAGTAAAAAGCAAATCAACTGGTTTATCACCTGTTTTATTTAACCCTAATAATGTTAGTCTAAGTCAATTATTAACCGGCATGATGTCATTCGTTAAAAACCCGCCTAAATTTAAAACCGTAGATGATAATATGGATTTGGGTCATTTAATCATAAATAATGATAGTGCTGCCCAAACATTACAGATTTTAAAAGATAGATACGGCTTATTCGCTTCCTTTAGAGATGATGGCGTGTTATATGTAGGATTTGGTAATAACTACGCAAACACAGCCATTCAATCGATACAAATGGACGGTAATAATGGTATTGTTATTAATAACGATACATTACAATGGACAAACGCGCGAGATGTAATAATTAAAGTTAGAGGTAAGTCTTTAAACACAACCTCAAATTTATATACCATATATGAAGCCTATATGTTGAATAATCAATTAGTAGGTAAGTTTATAGACAATCCATCTCAAGAAGATAAAAAATTCAGCGGGGATGTTATTGAGCAGATAACCATTAATCAAAGTAAAGCTGGGCTAAAGAAATGGGTAGATAACATGCTTCCCACACTTACATATAATGGGTGGCGCGGAGATATACATACTATTGGAGAGCCAGCAGTTAGTGATGGGGATGTGATTAAATTAACAAGTAATAAAATGCCTGAAAGGAATGGCAGTTATTTGGTTAAAGCTGTAAAAATTACAGATGGTACAAACGGATATTTTCAAACAATTAGCTTAGGCATAGCCTTACAAAACCAATGATATTAGTAGGCGCAGAAATAGTTAATTTTTTAAGAAATCTTGTAAAAAAAGAGGTTAAAGGTATTATTAGAAATTCTTTGCCATGTTCGGTTATATCCGTTAGTGGCGACCCTGTTACAGGATTAATGACTTGTGATTGCAAACCCTTAGATGGTTCAGCAATTATTGAAGATGTGCAATTGTGCGCGAACTTTACTGATACTACTACTCAAGCAGGATTTTTATTAATACCAAGCGAAAATAGCATAGTAACGGTATCTTTTAAAACAAATATAGATGCCTATGTAAGTATGGTATCTTTAGTTGATGCCATATATCTAAACGGAAACGAGTATCATGGATTGGTTAAAATTCAACCGTTAATTACAAAGTTAAATAACTTAGAAAATTTAGTAAATGATTTAATTACAAAATTCAACACACACACACACGTTTTAACTTTAACAAGCGGAACTGGAACGGCTGCGCCAACATTAACACAAGAGCCAAACACATTAACGCGAACACAACAAGGCGATTTGGAAAATATAACAGTAAAACATGGTGCAAGTAATTTAATATAATTAAAAAACACATTAAATTTGCGTAATGGCGAATGCACAAGACATATTATTAGGCGATGATTATGATTTATTGACCCAAAATGGTGATATGTTAACTGGTTTAAGCGATGACCAAAGCATGGCGTTATTAATAATTAGCGCCCCCGGACATTTTAAACAATATCCTTTTGCAGGTTTTAACTTAAATGGATATAAAGGAAGCAACGCAGGATTAACAGAAATGGAATCTAACTTAATTGAGCAAGCAAGTTCTGACAATGCAGTTATTGATTATATGGAAGTAAATAGCGGCAATATAATTTATTTAAAAAGCCATAGAACGGTAGTATAATGGGTTTAAAATCATTTATAGCGCAATCGGGTCAAACAGTACAAGACTTATGCAGTATGGCTTATGGCGATAGTACATTAGTTATGCAACTATTAAAAGAAAATCCATTTTTAGATATTAATTCAAATAATTACGGAGGCAAAAAAATAAATTTTACCCCTCAAATTAATGTTGACTATTCAAAAATGCAGTTAGCAAAAAGTTTTTTTGCAACAGCTCCCCGGGTGCCATATAGAACCGGATATATATTACGAGAAGATGGTGGGTATGTTTTGCAGGAAAATAACAATAAAATTTTACTTGAAAATTAAATGAGTTTAGATTTACCAATAAGTCAATTTACACCACTTTCAAATATATCTGGAAGCGAGTTAGTGCCATGTGTTTTTGGTGGCAATGATTACATATTTACATTAAACCAGTTAAAAACTTGGATAGCAGCATCAACTTCAAATTTTAAAGTGTATTTAACAATTGGCACATCAACGGCTTATACCGTTGTAATACCAAACATTACGACATATTCAGCTTTGACATTACAAGCAGTACAATTACACATTGCAAACGGAAACAATCCAACAATTAATTTTAATGGTTTAGGTCCGCTAACTATGCGTATATTTGGCAACACTAATTTAATGACAGGGTATTGCAACACTAATTTATTTGTGATAGGGGTAATTAATGGGGCTTATTTTGACATTGAAACTGTAACAAACAACATATCAACTGGATTTTAAATAAAAAAAATATGGATAACATTATGGTAATTAACCCTATAAAAATAAAATTTATTAAAGAATGCAAAAAATTCGGTGTTGAATTAATATATGGTTCTGATTTTATAAAACCAATATCATATACTTATAAAGATAAAAAAGTAAATTTTGATATGTTAAAAATAATGGAATGTATATCTAAAAAAGAATTTGATTTTGTAAAATGAAAAAAATATTAATAAAATTAGGATTAATCATTAGCTTAACAAGCAATGCACAGGTTTTGTCAGTACCAATAGGAGGGACTTATCCTACACATCCAATTACAGGAGCTTTAGAATATAGAGGGGCGACAGGTTCTACGTTCTTTGTCGATACCTTAAAATCGTTTGAGTTCGGGTATGGTAATAGAAAGAATTTACGATTGGCTACTATTAAGTCATCTATTTTATGTGGTAATAATAATTTAGTTATTAATAATAATAATCTTAACGCACAATCATATATACAAATGCAACCGGATGCATTCATTTATGTAAGTAACGGAAATGGTACAAGTGTAACGGATTCTACATTAATATCGTTTGACCCTGCTGGTATAAGTATTTCGGGTAATGATAGTGTACTTTTTAAAGGAGTAAGTCTTGCTAATTTGGGTACAACTAATAAAGATATAATGCTATACATTATAAACAAAAATAAAGATGCTTATACATATCTACCAAAGCAGATTAGTGATAGCTTATATTTAGCGATAACAAGTAATATTACGATTAACGGAGTTACTAAAAACTTAAAAACTAATCCTACTTTTACTATAAGTGGTGGAGGTGGCACAACATCTGTAACAGCAACAAGTCCATTAAGCGTAACAAGTGGAACGGCAATAGCATTAAATTATGGTACTGGATTAAGTGTAAGTAGTGGTTCTTTAATTAATTCAAGCCCAAACCAAACCGTAACTTTAACGGGCGCAGGTACTACAACAGTTACAGGTACTTATCCTACTTTTACTATAAGTGGTGGAGGTGGTGGTTCAAATTACTCATTTACAACACCTTTAGTGTCTACTGGTACGGTTGTTTCAATTCCTTCATCAAATAGCGCAACAAACGGTTATTTAACTTCGGCTGACTGGATAACCTTTAACGGCAAACAAAACACATTAACCGCAGGTACAGGAATAGCAATAAGTGGTAATACTATTTCAGCCACAGGGGGTTCTATTAATACAGGAACTGTTAACCAAGTAGCAGTATATTCAGGAACTAACACAGTTGGGGGTAATAATAATCTTCAATTTGATGGAACTAATTTATCTTTAGGGGGAACAACAACGGGTGCTTATCCGGGTAAATTTAGAATAAATTCAATGTCATCAGGACAAAATGTATCACTTTACAATCCTAATACATCACAATATGGTGGTATAATTTTTGAAGAGGATGCAGCAAACTATGGAGTTCTTTATAGATATAATTCTACTTATCCTGGTACTTATGCTGGTACATCATTGCCTTTAGCAAATAGTTTTAATTTTCAATCTGGTAGTGGAAACGATAAATTATTTGCTATTTCATCAACTCCTTTTGTAATAACACCTGGCACATCTTCTTCAAATCAAAACAGTAGACATGATGCGGTGGGGTTAAGAATAGATATAGCGGCAAACATACACACTACTAATTTAAACGCTTTTACGGTTAACGGTAAAACGTATTTAGGCGGTAATACAACGGCTACTGCATACAATCATATTGCAGGAAGTGCATCGGGTGCAGTTGGAACGGCTTCGTTAAAATTAGATGCTGGTACTTTACTTACTACGATAGAAAATAATGCTATTGAAAATGATGGAACTCATGTATATTACTCATCGGGTGGAGTAAGATATACATTAGACAGGCAGACTGGTAATACACCAACAGTTATAAACTCAACATCTATATTATCATTAACAACAGCGACTACTGTATCGACTTATACAACGGTTGTAGGCGGTATGTTTGAGGTTGCAGGGTTTATAACTGTAAATTCTGTTTCTGTCGATGTTATTAACTTTCAAATTACATTTACTGATACTCAAGGGTTAAAAACTGTAACTTATCCAAGTGTGTCAACGACTGGCTACAATTCAGCTACAAAATCTACATTCGTCGCTATTGCGGGTAGTGTAATTACAGTATCAACTGTTTTAACTACTAGCACAAAAATAGGAAATATTAACTACGATGTTGGCGCAACGATTATTAAAGTACAATAAAAATATATGACAACAAGTAAATCATTTTTTCAAGAACACAAAGATACATTTCAGATAGTGTATGGCACGGCTATGTTGGTTGGACTTTATTTTGGTTTATCTACAAAGATTGAGTTATTAACTCAAAAACATAATTCGGATATGACTATGGTTAATTTTAGAATTAACGCATTAGAAAGCAACAGAACAAGCAACACGGACAAAATATATGATACTAGAAAGTATGCTGTTTTGCCAAAAGAAATTAAACTAAATAACGAATAAAATGGACAATTCACTTGACCCAATAGATGTTGCGAGCCAGTTTGTAGAAAGCAATAATAGGGCTATTTTTAACGATTGGTTCTACGCCGAGAAAGGCATATTAACTGCGTATTGTGGAACGTTTGTAAGCTATTGCAAACAGTTTGGTAATACCCCATTGGGTAGAATGGATTACATGAGTGGCTTTGCAAGTGTGCCATTTGCAGTTAAATATTTTAGAGATAAAAACCAAGTAACCACCAAGCCAAAAAGAAACGATATTGTGTTTTTTGATTGGACTGGTAAAAAAGATATTACAAACCCTCAATCATTTCAACATACAGGGCTGTTTGAAAAAGATATAGATGGAATAACATTTTATAGCATTGAAGGTAATACAAGTTCAAATTCAATGCCTAAAACAGCTAATCAGTCAAATAGTGGTTGGGTAGAAAGAAAGATTAGACCTTATACAGTAGCTATATTTGCACACTAACAATTAAAACCAAAATAAAATGAAAACATCAAATCTATTTTCTTTAAACTGGAAAGACGTCGCAAAGGCTTGCATCATCGCAACCTTAACGCCTGTATTAGTATTAATTCAGCAAAGCATATCAATTGGGGTTTTAACCTTTGATTGGAAGGCTTTATCTATGGCAGCAATTGCCGGATTTGTAGGGTACTTACTAAAGAATTTCTTTACAGCACCAACTTTAAACGACCAAGAAATCAATAACCAAACAAAATAAAAACTATGCAAGAATTAATCGATTTATTAGAAAAATTAGGCATCCAACTTTTGGAAGATGCAGCAAATGGAGCAATTGATGCTGCCAAAACTGAGGGGTTAATATTCTTAAAACAAAGATTGTCATTCAGAACGGAGCAGTTAAAAGAGCTTAAAGTAGTGCAGCACATGGCTACATTTGGACACGGCTTACTTAAAGATGATGCGCAAATCGTTTTTGTAGACGCTTGTATTGTGTGTTTAACAGCGGCTATTGCCGTAATTGAAAACCACGTTACACCAACTGAAATACCTACAGCATAAAGACAATAAAAAGCTGCTTTTTATCCATTAGAGCAGTTTTTTTTAAAGCCATTATCTGATAGTAATGGTTTTTTTATTATTTTTGTCGCGCATGAATACATAAAACGTTGCATTTTTTAATTAAAAAGCACCATTTTATAAAAGCCATTATCTGATAGTAATGGCTTTTTTTATTTTGTTAATTCAAATAAATTGTTATACTTTTACTGTACTATACTTGGTAGTAAGTAAAACACGTGTGTAATTTAATTAAAAGCCGATATTTAAAAAGTGTCGGTTTTTTTATGCCTATATATTATCAATAAAAACAATTAGTTTGATTATCAATTAGTTATATATTAAATATAAATTAATTGTATTTAGTTGCAATTAAACACTATATTTGTACCATATTAACCAATAACTAAATAAAATGCCTAAAATTAAAGAAGAAAAATCAATCACATTTACAGCACGATTAGAACAATCGGTTTATGACAAAGTTGTAAAAAAATCGGCTAAAGATAACCGCAGCCGTAATTACATTATTAACGAACATTTAAAAACAATAAAATGATAGCACTGATTTTACCAATAATAATTTTTACCGTCATTGTCGGTATGTTAATCGGAGAGTTTAAAAATAATAGAAAATTTAAAAACAGATAAATGGAACTACACGAACATTTAAACGCAATGGATAATAAAGAGCGTAATCTTGATAATATTGAAAATCATAACGAGCCTATATTAGATAATATAGTTTATTATATAGAGTTAAACAATTTTCATGAAGAAAAGATTAGAATACATGAAAATTTTAACGACCATTCTTTAGTGTTAAAACATATGAACGCTATTGTTGCCAATGATTTAATGATTAGTGAGCTAAACAAACAATTAATAACTGAATAATGAAACAAATAGATAACCCAAAAAGTACGTTTAACGTATATCACAATAACGCTGATATTATTAAGTCTATTGAAAAAGACTTATGGCATTGTATTGAAAGAATTAAGTTGAACAATTATAACCTTAAAACAAACAAAGGTTGTGTTAAAATGATTAATAAAAAATATGATTTGGAAAAAGATTATCAAGAATTAAAAGAGCTTTATTGCTTTGCAAATCCATTTCAAAAAACACTAATAAAAAGATAATTATGGTAACAGGTTTACATTCACAAAATATTAAACTAAAAACTATGGAATCAATAGAATTAGAAAACAACACGATGGGCTATATAGTTTTATCTATCTGCGTTGTATTATTTTTAGTGGCTTGTTTATCTCTATATTACAGTTGGAAAGATAAAATACACACGAGGTATATATGCGATGAATGCGAGTATGTTAAAAACGACAAGTTTTGCAAACATTGCGGAACTCATGAATACGAAAAACAATTAATAAAATAAATATGATAAACATCAGCCCCGAACAACAGGAAAGAAATCTATGCTATGTATATGAGTTTATAGCATTGTTATTAATTAGCCTAATAATATACTGTGTAGACAAACAGAAACGTAAGCCAAGGTATAAAGTAGATTATTATATTGATGGAGAACAAATGCTTTTGTGGTATGGTATATACAAAATAAAATGCATATTCTACGTGCATACTGGATTTTATTATGTAACCCGAATTGATGCAGAAAAACATTGTCAAGAATTAAATAATAACAAATAAATAAAAAAATGGAAAATAAAATAAAATTAATAGACTTACAAAAAGAATTATCTTATCAATGGAGGGTTCAATCATTTAGTAAAAACAAACCAGTTGCATCATGCGTGGCTTATATAGATGCAAGAGATGTGATGCGCCAATTAGATGATGTTTGTGGAGCGGAAAATTGGCAAGATGATTATAGGTTAATTAATAATCAGTTATTTTGTGGAATAGGTATATTTTGTAATGATAAATGGATATGGAAATGGGATGTCGGAACTGAAAGCCAAACAGAAAAAGAAAAAGGCGTTGTTTCAGATAGCTTTAAACGAGCTGCGGTAAAATGGGGAGTTGGTAGGTTTCTTTATGATTTACCAGTTGTTTATGTAAAATCTAACGGCAAAAAAGGCGACCATGATAATGCGGAAACAAAAAAATATCCACAAGTAATTAATGAACAAGGTAATATTGTTTATGACATAACTATTCACATAAATTCAAAAAACAAATAACATGGAAACAGCAATAGGAACATTATCGATTTTAACAAATGAACAAATTGAAATTCTTGAAAGTCAAGAATATGAAAAAATGCTAATAATAACAGGTAAAATAAATAACTATGAAAACATTTAGAATAAGTCCATCTAACATTTATAAAATTGTTACTGGGGAAACTGGTTTAACTGAAAATCAAACCAAGGAATTAAAAGAATTTGAGGTAAGAGATATTGAATTTGGATTAGGAAAATCAAAGCCATTAACAGAAATAATGCGTAAAAAAATGGAGGATTTAACATATAAAAGAGATAATCCTCAATTACCAAAAGGTGCAATTAGCTATTTAAAAGAATGGTATATATCTAAAAAATATAACCGAAAAAAGGAATGGTTTAGTAAATTTGTAGATAAAGGTTTAGCGGTTGAAAGTGATGGCATTGATATGCTTTCTATTCACTTAAACGAAGGAGTTGAACTAAAAAAGGAATCTAAATACTTTGAAAAAGATTTTATACATGGATTTCCAGATGTATTGCACGAAGATTGGGTATTTGATACTAAATGCGTTTGGGATGTATTCGGGTTTCCGTTCTATGAAGATGAAATACCTGATGAAAAATATGAGTGGCAAATGCACGGTTATATGTATTTGTGCGATAAAGAAAATGCAGCCGTTGTATATTGTTTAATTGACACTCCAAAACCATTAGTTGATTTGGATTTAAAAAAACTTTATTTTCAATCAGGTGGAAAAGCGGAAGATTGGCATCCAGGTATGAGTGATGAATTAAGAATTAATTACACCTTTCAAGATATACCAATAGAAGATAGGATTAAATTATACGAATTTAAAAAAGATAAAGCTAAAATAAATTTAATTATTGAACGTGTAAAAATGTGTCGAGATTACATAAATAAACATTTTAAATAATGGAATTTTATAGCGATATAAAAGATGGTAGGTTACAATCAAACATAAGTAAACAGATAAAAGACTTCCTACCATCTTTAGAAAACAAGCGTGTTGTAATAAAAATTGATAAGGTAAAATCAAATCGTTCTTTGGCTCAAAACAGTTACCTACACTTATTGTTTACAATGTTTAAAGATGCTTTAAATGAATTGGGAAACAATTATACAATGGAGGAAGTTAAAGAGTTGTGTAAAGCTAAATTCTCGCTTATAGACGTTGTAAACGAAAGTACTGGCGAATGTATAGGGCAAAGGATAAAAGGAACGCACGAGATGGGTAAGGTAGAAATGTGCGAGTTTGTAGAAAAGATAATTATCTGGGCTGCATCATATTTTAACATTACTTTGCCATATCCTAATGAAAATGTGACATTTAATTTTGGAAATGATGAGAAAATTTGAAGAAGATAAAATACAGGAAGCGATAATAGTAGCGATACGTTACTTATATCCAAAATCAATAATAGCGGCAGTACCTAATGGGGGGATGCGCAATCTTATGGAGGCGGTTAGATTTAAACGACAAGGGGTTTTGGCTGGCTTTGCAGACCTTATTTTTCTACACAAAGGAGAGTGTATATTTTTTGAAGTTAAAGCCTTAAAAGGTAAGCAAACGGAGAATCAAATAGCGTTTGAAACTAATGTAAAATCACAAGGTTTTAAATACTACGTCGTCAAATCAGTTGAAGAGGTTTTAAATATAATAGTTGAAATAAGCACTTTAAATTAAACAATTAAATAAATAAAAATGGAAAAAATAAGAGCAACAAAAAAACTTTTAACCGCCTTTAAACAGGGTAGAAAGTTCACATCACATTCAGCCAACGCATCACGTTTAAGCGTATGTTTGCCTAAAAGAATATCAGAGTTTGAATCTAAAGGCTTTGTTTTTAAAAGGGAATGGAGTGTAAACCCTAAAGTGGTTAGGCACTATGTATATTATATGGATATGGTTAAAACGCCTAAAGAATTGTTGAAATAATGGACAAAAAAGATTTAATAGTAGAAAGCAATGT